CCCCGTCGCCGTGGACGCCGCCGGCAAGGTCGACCTGGCCTCCCGCGTCATCTTCATCTGAGAGGTAACCACCAACTATGCAGCTCATTGACGAGTTCGCGACTCCCGCGGAACTCACGGGCTACGCTCGCGCGGCCCTTGCCGACCGTGTGGAGAACGCGGAGACCCTCGACCGCTGGCTTCCGAACCGCACGATCAACGATCTCTCCTACCGCTTCACGCGAGGCGGAGGCGGTCTGACGGAGGCTGCGGTCTTCCGTGCCTACGACGCGTCGTCTGACGTCGCCGTGCGTCCCGGTGGGGCGCGCGTGAGTGGCGAACTGCCGCCCATCAGCCGCAAGATCCCCGTCGGCGAGTACGAGCGCATCAGGCGCCGGAACGTCGACACGCAGAACGCGGAGATCCGTGACGCGATGCTCGACGACGGCGTCCGCCTGGCCCGTCAGATCGAAGCGCGTCTCGAACTCGCTCGTGGCGAGGCTCTGTTCACCGGCGCCGTGAACCTGAACGAGAACGGCGTTCAGGCGTCGGTCGACTTCGGACGCAACCCTGCGCACAACGTGACGGCCTCCACCCCGTGGAGCACCTTCGCCACGGCGGACGCGTACGGCGACCTGTCGAACTGGCTCGACGTCTACAACACCACGAACGGGCGTCTCCCGGCGTATACCCTGATGTCCCGCACGGCCTACAACTGGCTGCGTCGGAACGTCGGCCTGACGAAGCTCGCCAACACGCAGAACCCGCCCACCGTGCTGACGCGCGACGCGCTGAACACCGTGCTTGGCGACTACGACATCCCGCCGGTACTGATCTACGACGCGCAGGTTTCCGTGAACGGCGTGGCCACGCGAGTCACTCCTGTCGATAAGGTCCTGTTCCTTCCGGAGTTCGGTGACGCCGTCGGTCAGACCCTCTGGGGCGTCCCGGTGGAGGCCGACGACCCGCGGTATGGGCTGGGTGGTGACGCTGCTGGCGTCGCCGTCGGTGGCTACAAGAGCGAGGACCCACAGACCGTGTGGACCCGCGCGGTTGCCATCGCGCTCCCTGTCGTCGCTGCTCCGGACCTGACGTTCCAGGCTGACGTTCTCTAACCCCGAAACGCGAGGCATTCACGCATGGCAACCCTGGCAACGAACGTCCACGTGACGGACGCAGAGGGCGCGGCCCACGTGTTCGGCCCCGCGGACGAGGTCCCGGAGTGGGCGCAGGCGCTCATCACGAACCCGAAGGCGTGGGCGGAGGCACCGTCCGTGAAACGACTGACGGATCCCGAGCCCGCACCGAAGGCACCCGCGAAGCGCGCCGCGCCCCGACGGAAGGCGTCGACAGGTGGAACTGTTCAGTCCGACTGAGCTGCGGACCCTCGTCGCACGCCCGCTGACCGACGCTCAGTGCGCCCTTGCCCACGACCTCACCGAAGACGCGTTCTACGGTGAGGTGGGGGAGCGGCTGACGGACCCGCCACAGCGCGGAGTCAAGAGCGTCGCACTCATGGTCGCGGCTCGCATCCTGACGAACCCCGGCGGGCTCCGGTCGGAACAGGCCGGCGGCATGCTCCAGTCCTACGCGGACTCGGGGACTGGCGTCGTTCTGTCCGACGATGAGCGTCGCCGGCTGCGACGCGCGGTAGGCGTAGCGTTCGGAGCGGCGTCCCTGGACATTGCTCCAGAGGACGTTGCGCCGCCCATGGCAGTCTGGCTGCCGACGTGAGCCTCTTCGCGCAGCTCTTCTCCGAGACGATCGAAATTGAGCGGCCTGGAGGCGTGGTCCGTGACTCCACGGGGTCTGAGATCCCGGGGCCACCGACACGCTTCTCTGTCGACTTCTGCGCCGTCATGCCGCCCTATGGCGTGACGGTAGGCAGCTCGACGGAGACGCACAACGCATCGACGACCATCGAGACGCGCCGCGTTCTCTTCGCCCCGCTCGGGACCGACGTCCGCCCTGCGGACCGGATCATCCGGAGCAACGGCGAGGTCTGGCAGGTGGAGGGACGACCCAACACCCTCCCCGCAACGTCGCTCGCCCATCTTGAAGCGTCTCTGACGGAGGTGACTGGCTGATGGCGTACCGATCGAAGTACACAGGCCGGTACTCCGGAATCGGCTCGATGCTCTCGCGTCCGTGGCTGCAGAAGCCGTGCAAAGACGCGGCTGTGAAGCTGAAAACCATCGCGGAGGCACGCTCTCCTGTGGGCAACCCGGCGGAGGACAGTCACGCGGGACGATACAAGGCGTCGTTCGACGTCCTCCCCATCGAGAAGAACGTCCCGTTCCGCGGAAAGCCCCGCATCCGGGCGGGCGCACGGCTCGTCAACTTCTCCCCTGAGGCGCGACACGTGGAGTACGGAAACGGCGGGACGCCCCGCTACGCCGTGCTCTCCAAGAGCCTGGACGATCTGAAGGCGGCACACCGTGTCGGCTGAGATTGAAGCGGTGCTGGCCCCGTGGGCTGAGGCCACGTTCGGTGTCTTCGCCGGCGCTGAGACGCCCGCGAACCTGGAGACTCGCCTCCCTGTCATCCGAGTCGAGCGCATCGGGGGCGGCGATGAACGTTTCGCGCTTCATCCGCGCGTGGCTGTCGATGTCTTCGCAGCGACGGAGGACGAAGCACGCACCCTGTCGAGTCAGGTGAGAGACGCTCTCCTCTTCCTCCGCGGCCCCGTCAACGGCGCCGTCATCCGCGACGTCCGATGCGACTCCGGCCCCTCCCGGCTTCCGTGGGCGAACCCTGCCGTCTACCGGCGCGGAGCCACGTACACCGTGAGCTACCGGGACGCGTAAATCACTGACACTCTGACCCGCCGTGCGCGGGTCTTTCGCATGCCCTGGAGGGCTCATGGCGGATACCCGCAATGCCGATCTGACGTTCGGCGCGACTGACTACCTCATGTACGTCGCTCCACTGAACACGGCGGCTCCGACCGGCTTCACCGACCCGGCCACGGCGTGGCAGTGCCTCGGGTGGGTGACGACGGACGGCGGACTCTTCAAGATCGAGGACGAGACCAAGGACGTTGACGCCGCCGGCTCCCTGGAGCCGATCCGGACCCTGATGACCAAGTCGACGAAGAGCCTTCAGGTCACCTTCCTGGAGGGTCTGAACCCGCTCGTCCGGTCGCTGTACGACAACGTCCCGGTTCTGTCCCTGAAGCCGGACACGGTGTCTGGTATCGCGACGTACCCATTCCCTGACAAGCCTGCCGACCTCCGCTACGCCTTCATCGCCGACACGATCGACGGCGACAAGCGGATGCGGTTCTACATGCCGAACGGCAAGGTCGTCGAGCGTGGTGACGAGCAGCCGCAGACGGCTGACGTCATGAACACTCAGCTCACCTTCAAGTTCTACAAGGGCTCCACCTCCGCGGCCGTCACCCGGTCCATCGACTACGGCGACGTGGACGTGAGCGGCTTCTTCCCGTCGGGCGGCTGACGCCAACGACTAGCGGAGCCCGTATCTGCGCGGGTCCGGGCTCCGCTGCACATTCCTACCGTGAGTCGATTCACGGACTGACCCGCGCACACACCTACTTGAGAGGCAGACCCGCGCATGTCTGAGACCACTGTTACCCCCGCTGAGGCGCAGGAGACCGAAGCGACGGAGGAGTACGCCACGGCCGAACTCGCCGGCGAGACGCTCCGTGTGAAGACCATCAGGCACTGGCGTCCGTCGTACATGAGGGCGCTTCGACTGTCCGACTTCGACACCTGGGCGGAGGGCGTCCTCCACCCTGACGACGTGGCGAAGTTCATCGACGCCGACGCCACCTTCCACGAGATCGACGAGTTCGTCGGCAACGCCGCGCAGGCAGCCGGAGAGCCGGTGGGAAAGCCGCGTGGACGTGCGGCGTCCTCGACTCGCACGCGGAAGCGGTAGAGGCGGACCTACTCCGCTACTACTCGGCTGACGTCCTCGACGTCTACCGCGGACGCATGTCGCTGCGCCGACTGCGGATTCTCGTCGAGAACCTGCCGCCGGAGAGTGCGACGAAGACGGCACTCAGGAACGCAGTGCCCGCGGAGATGCTGGAGAACGCGAGCAAGGATGCACGCCCGGACATGGGTCAGTGGAGCGGAGTCGAAACCCTCCTCGCGTCCATGAAGGATGAGGTTACCCTCCTCCGCATGGTGATGG